GCCGCGGAGCTAGCGGCCAACCCCCCCAGCGAAGCGACTCCCTTGGAGACGCCGATCCTTGCGACGCCGCAAGCTGAAGGACGCCTTTGAGGCCATTCAAGAGGAGTGGTACTCGAGACTCGCGGCCGACGGCTTCCAGGACATCGAGAACACCTGTGACCCTCGCCGTCCGCTCAAGAGCTGGCACTCCTTCCGCTTCGGGAGGCGGGCAAACCACACCAAGCATGCTTACGACCCTGATGCGCTCTTTATCTCCCAAGAGTACTACCGCAAGGTTGAGCACTACATCGAGGCGACCTACGACCAGGAGCAGAGCCTTGAGCGCAGGATGCTTGAGCTCCATGCCAAGGGCTTGGGTGTCCGCAAGATCGGGGCGGAGCTAGGCATGCACTACCTCCAGGTCCACAAGTTCATTCGGAGCGTGAAACCCAAGATCCGGAGGCAGGAGTGAGCGAGGACATCCAGAGCGAAGCTACCGTCATCATCCGCAAGGGCGTTGAGGACGACCACCGTCTCATTTATGCAACATGGCTAAAAGGTCTCTACAACGGAAACGATTGGTTCCGGATGATCCTACAAGACAGGTTTTATGAGTATTACCACAAGGTTATTGAGAACATTCTGGCCCGCCCTCATACTGACGTGCGCATTGCTTGCTTTGCGGATCGCCCAGACGTCATCCTCGGGTACTCCGTACAAGAGGGTGAGCGGTTGCACTGGGTGTTCGTTAAAGCAAGCTTTAGGCGCTTTGGGATCGCCAAGCGATTGATCCCGGACACCATCACGACCTGCACCCACCTCACCCGGCTAGCAGTCTCCCTCCGCCCCAAAAGCTGGAGCTTTGACCCCTTTTTCTGACCCCAAGTAAACCAACGCACATCAAGAGGAGCAACCCCCATGGCAAAAGCTAAATCCGAAGCAACCGAGTCCGGTCTTGAGTCACTCATTAAGCCCCGCGTAGCGATCGCAGCCTCCCTACACGCTGGTGCGATGATCCCAGGAGGGGGTGGGACTGCCACAACCCTGAGCCAATCCAAACAACCCGGGATCAAGCTCGTGCACATGCCAGGGTGCGGCATCTTTATGCATTACAAGGGTCGGGATGCATTCACCCCGGACACCAACATCAAAGACGTTTGGTATGAGCAAGATACCAAGCTCTCCTAAGGCGCCCCAGTTGAAACTCGAGTGGGTCCACCCCAAGACGCTTAAGCCCAACCCGAAGAATCGCAACGAGCACTCAGCCGAGCAGGTTGATCGCCTTGCCAAGATCATTCAGTACCAGGGCTGGCGCTTCCCCATCGTGGCGGACAAGGACAACGTCATCTGGGCGGGGCATGGGCGCTTGCTTGCCGCAAAGAAGCTCAAGCTCGATAGCGTGCCCGTGTCCTACCAGGACTTCACGAGCGAGGAGCAGGCCTACGCGTTCCTCATCTCGGACAACGCCATCGCCTCCTGGGCGGAGCTCGACCTATCGGGCATTAACTCGGACATCGGGGATCTGGGACCGGACTTCGATGTGGATTTGCTCGGCATTAAGAGCTTTTCACTTGTTCCTGACTTCTCTCCTGGGAACGAGGATGAGCAGGGACAGTTGGACGAGAAGGAGCCTAAAATCGTTCAATGTCCCAATTGTGGGGAATGTTTTGATGGAAATGAAAACAAACCTAAAAATTGATTGGTGCAGTCATGAAGCCGCTAAGTTTGCTTGTGAGCATTACCATTATTCAAAATGCATCCCAAAATCGAAGCTAGTTAAAATTGGTGTATGGGAAGACTCTCAATTCAGAGGCGTCGTTATTTTTGGAGTTGGGGCAACCTCTTCTTTGGTTCAGTCATATGGACTTAAAATGACCGAAGGATGTGAACTTGTTAGAATAGCGCTCTCAAGACACAGCACTCCAGTGACTAGAATTATTTCTATCGCTATAAAGTTTCTTAAAAGATCTAACCCCGGCCTTAGACTTGTGGTGTCATTTGCAGATCCAGAGCAGGGACATCACGGCGGCATATACCAGGGTGGTGGATGGATCTACTCCGGAAAATCTCAAGCATCCGATGAATACATATTCCAAGGGAAGCGCTGGCAGGGCAGATCTTTTAGAAACAGCTTCAAGGGTATGGAGAAAGATCCTCGAGTGCAGATCGTGAAGGGCTCTTCAAAGCACAGATATCTCATGCCGCTTGATCAAGAAATACGGAAGCAGATAGAATCACTAAGAAAACCTTATCCCAAGCGCGCCGGAAGCATTGTAGCTGATGCGTCTGTCTACCAGACAGAAGAAGGCGGGGCAGAACCGACCCCGGCGCTCCAAAATAAGGGCAAGAAAGCTGAGTTGATCGATGGCTAGACCCCCCAAGGCCCAGGAGTCCATCGACAAGGACGAGCTCGAGAAGCTGATGAAGCTCTACCCAACCATCAAGGAAGCATCGGACTGGTTTGATGTCTCCGTTAGTAGCCTTGAGCGGTACATTAAAGCTAACTTTGACCTGAGTTTTGATGGGTTGCGCGACAAAAGCTTTACGCGGACCAGAATAGCGATCAAGAAGGCTCAGATTGAGAAGGCGCTGAAGGGTGATAACACCATGCTGATCTGGTGCGGTAAGCAGTACCTAGGCCAGCGCGACGTACAAGCCGTAGCGCTTAGCAATGACGGTGACACGGGCATTAAGATCATAGTCGAGGATTACAGCAAGAAATGAGTAACGAACAACCAGGCCTGCTCAAGATTCTCAACGCCCGCGCCCTCACCCCAGGGATGCGTGCTCACGCTGAGGAGAAGGTAAGCGAGCTTAAGGAGATGCTGAAAGCGTTCTACGTGGAAAGCAAGGGTATCAAAGACCCCGTGCTCCGGGCGTCTGCCCTAGCGGCGCACAAAGCGGGCAAAGCATTTCTCGTGACTTGTGTGGAGCTTAAGGTGAAGAAGAAGAGGTCTTAATGGAGCAGGGTAGTGGAATGGTGCCACGCGAGGTTCATAACCTTGAAAGGTCCAGTTCGATTCTGGCCCCTGCTATTAATATGATGGGATGCCAGAGTGGACTAATGGAGCGATGGGAGTTGAAAGAGCCCTATCAAACGCAGGCCCTGCCGGGTAAAGCCTCAGGGCCTCATACGTTCGAATCGTATTCTCATCATCATGAAGCTCAATGACTGAGCTCCGCATAGCCCTCCAGCCGAAGCAAAGGAGATTCCTTGAAACCATCGAGTCTACCCCCATTACCTTTTACGGTGGCGCAAAGGGTGGAGGAAAGAGTAAGGGTCTGCAGCTTATTATGCTCCTTAGGCGTTTTAAGTACGCTGGAAGCACAGGCGCTATTTTTAGGCGTACCTTTCCAGAGCTGGAAGGGAATCACATCCGACCCCTCTTTCAAGCCTTCCCAAGCCTCAGAGAGTACTATAATGAATCCAAAAAGATCTTAACCCTACCCAATGGTTCAACACTTCAATTCTGTCACTGCAACAATGAAGCGGATATTTCTCTTTACCAGGGCCGTGAGTTCCATGACTTGGCTATTGATGAAGCCGGACAGTGGACAGAACCAATGTTTAGACAACTACTGGGCTCTAACCGATCGTCTAAAGCTGGAGTCAAAGCTCGTGCCCTTCTTACTGGGAACCCGGGTGGGCTTGGTCACGGGTGGCTCAAACGGATTTTCATCGAGAGACGATTTAACGAACGTGAGCGTCCGGAGGACTATGCCTTTATCCAGGCGCTGGTGGACGATAATACCGCTCTTGTGGACAATGACCCGGACTACGTCCACCGTCTCGACGCAGAACCTAACGAGGCGTTAAGGAGAGCTTACCGCTACGGAGATTGGAACATCTTTGCCGGACAATTCTTCCAAGAGATCTCGAAAGAAGTCCACTTCATCAAGTCCTTCCCCATCCCCCACCACTGGGACCGGTTCGGAGCCTATGATTATGGTTTCAATCACCCAGCAGCATTTGGATGGTTCGCCAACGATGAGGATGGAAACACATATCTCTATCGGGAGCTCGTACGAGCAGGCGTCCGCGTTGACCAGTTTGCTCGAATGCTTAACGAACATCCAGATACAGCACGCCTTTATCCAATCGTTGCGGGCCGCGATTGCTGGACTCAAAGATCTACACTAAGGGACGACAAGCAGCCTCCCACGGTCGCCGAGCAGTTCCTCACCCATGGCATCCAGCTCAGGCCAGCGGTGATCGACCGAATCCAGGGAGCGGCTCAGCTCCGGGACTACTTAGCCTGGCAGGGGCGCCCGAGCGGTAAGCCCAGGCTCTACATCTTTGACACCTGCCCCGTGACCTTCGACATCCTCTCCCGGATGATCCACGACCCCGACCGGGTTGAGGACGTGCTCAAGGTGGATGCTACGGAGGGGGATCCCCTCTCAGGCGACGATTGCTACGACATGGCGCGGTACGGCCTCATGTCCAGGCCCTCGATCACCGAGAAGCTCAAGGTTGTCCACAAGTGGGGAACACCTGAGTGGTCTAGGCAGGAGACTGAGGCCATGGAGGAGGCCGAGTTCGAGCTCCTCAGGAAACAGCAGGACCTTGAGCAGTCGGGCATGGTGTAAACGCCCGCACAAAAGCATGCTGCCTATGTTTGATAAGAAAAAGCTTGGGACCGCGATGGCCGTAAGGAAAGGGCAGTCGGTGGAGCTAGCCCCCGAGGTATCGGTGGGTGAGCCTGACGGCCTCCACGAGGCCTGCATTGACCTCCTAGCCGCCATTGAGCGCAAGAGCCCATCCGACATGGCTAAGGCCTGGCGCGCTGGCTTTGAGATCCTCGAGTCCGAGCCCCACGTGGAAGCAGGGGAGATCGAGTCGTGAAAGACTTTACCATTGCCACCTCCATGCGTCGGCACCTCCTGCAGAAGAAGGCTTACGCCGACAAGGTGGACGAGACTCCTAAGGAGACGGATGACTACCTCTCCTCCCCCGCTGAGCTAACTCCAGAGGAGCAGGGGCTCATTGAGGAGCAAAAGATCCCCACCTCCCACGAGTTTGAGATCTCCGAAGACAAGCCCAAGAAGAGCCTCGCGAGCGTCTTTGCCGCTATGGCCGAGCGTCGCCGCAAGGGCTGATTCGGAAACAACCGCACAAGATCATGGACGATGATCTCAAGAAGCTTCGAAAAGTGACCGCTTTCATGCGGAAGCAGGGTGTTTTGAGGGTCAAAACAGCTGAATTAGAGATCGAGCTCTCCCCCGCAGCCCTCACCCATGGCGATGAACCCACCGAATCCCTCCCCCCATCCCTGTCTGAACCCCAAATCCCCCGAGAACCAACAGACGACGAGCGAGCGCTAGGCCTCCCCGCGGGGGGTTTGGACCTCATTGATTGGTCAAGCCCAGGCGCACTGATGCCAGGAGTCGCTAGCTAATGCCTAAAATTACGGACAGGAAGCCCGAAAGCAAGGTCGTCATCAAGACCCAGACCAAGAAGGTCAAGGACACACCCCAGGACTGGTGGAACGCGGACTCAAAGCGGGAGATGGCCGAGAAGCTTCTTTCCACCGTGAACTGGTTGAAGCAACAGAATCAGGCGCAGTACCGGCAAGCATCCATCTACTCGCGCCTGTACGGCAACATGCCTCTGTTCGGTGCGGTGGGCTCCAACCTGAACCGGATGAACGTGAGCAACGTGCTCCCGATGGATCGCCCCACCCGATCGGTGATCACAAGCTCCATCGATGCTCTGGTCTCCCGCCTCACCCTCTCGAAGCCCAAGCCCGTATTCCTGACCGAGAACGGCGACTACAAGCAACGGACGTTGGCCAAGCAGGTCAACCGGTTCCTGGGAGGGGAGTTCTTCCAGTGCAAGGTCCCGCAGAAGATGCCTCTGGGTCTACGAGACGCTGCGGTCCTTGGCACGGGATGCTTCAAGGTCCTCGAGACCTCTGAGAAGCGGGTGGGAATTGAGCGGAGGCTTAAGACCGAGCTCCTCTGGGACTCGAATGATGCGTTCTACGGGCGGGATGAAGCCCGCATGCTCTACGAGCTCAAGCTCGTGGATCGTGAAGTCATCATGGAGCAGTTCCCTAAGAGCGCGTCTATCCTGTCGCGTGCTGAGGCGGGCTACCCCGACATGAACTCAGACGGTCAAAAAACTGTCGCTGACCAGATCATTGTTGCGGAAGGATGGCGGTTACCATCAAGCCCTGACTCGGGTGACGGGCTCCACGCCATCGCTTGCACCGAGGGGGTGATCTTTGACGACGAGTGGGGGAAGCCTAAGTTCCCCTTCGTGTTCCTCGACTACTACCCCGAGATGACAGGGCCCTGGGGGATGGGTCTCGCTAAGCGCCAGATGGGCACGCAGATGGGGATTAACCAGCTGCTCATGACCATGACCAAGTCTATTAACCTGGTCGGTGTACCTCGTGTGTTTGTGGAGGACGGATCCAAGGTTGTGAAGGCCCACCTGAACAACGAAGTGGGCACGATTGTGACCTATCGAGGGACTAAGCCCCAGTATGAGGTTGCCCCCTGCGTCCCCGTGGAGATGTACCAGCAGCTTGAGCGCTTGATTACCTTTGCCTACCAAGACGAGGGGATCTCGGAGCTCATGGCGGCAAGCCAGAAGCCCTCTGGCCTGAACTCGGGCGAGTCGATCCGCCGGTACGACGATATCCAGAGCGATCGGTTCAACTCCCTCATGCAGCGCTACATCCAGGCGCATGTCGACCTGGCCTACCTCGTACTCGACAAAGCAATCGACATTGCCGAGCGCGACGGGAAGTACGCGACCGTCTACCCTGACAAAGACGGTACGCGCGAGATCAACCTGCCTGAAATTAAGAAGCTCAAGGACAACCCCTACGTCATCCAGTG